ACTTGATCTACCACAAGGATGCCATCACGTTTGCCACGGCTGACCTGTTGTTGCCTCAAGGTGTTGACATGGCTGCTCGCGCAGTGCATAACGGTATCAGCTTGCGCGTTGTTCGTCAGTACGACATCAACAACGACCGTATGCCTTGCCGTATTGACGTTTTGTATGGCTTTAGCACTATCCGTCCACAAATGGCTTGCCGTATGTGGGGCTAAATTGAATGCCCCCTTGGGGGCTTCATTTCGTAACATTTTTTAAAGGAATTTATCATGGCTCTCCCTAATTCTGGCGGTGGATACCAGTTCACCGATGGCAACGTCAACGAAATCATTATGGGCGTTCAAGGCGCACCTCAGACGGCAACTGCTACGGCCACTTTGACCGTTGCACAAGTCACTGGCGGCATCTTGGTTGGCAACCCATCTACCTCGGCTGCTTCGTACACGCTTCCAACTGCTACTTTAATTGATGCTGCGTTTACCAATGCAAAAGTCAACAGCACGTTTGAATTGCGTGTTATCAACTTGGGTACATCCACTGGGTTGATTACGATGGTTGTCGGCACCGGCATTACTGCTGTTGGTAACTTGGTTGTTGCTATTACCGGCAGCGCAGCCGGTGTTGGCGGTGCAGCGCAGTTCTTGTTCCGCAAGACAGGCGATGCTGCTTACACCGTGTATCGCGTTGCCTAAATTTAATGGGGGCTTCGGCCCCTGTTTTTAAAGGAAATAATTATGGCAAATACAAAATCTATTGGTGTTGCTTTTGAAGACCAAGACCTTAAAGGTTCAGCAACAATCTATGCTTTAGCCGGAAGTGGGCAACTGGGATACAACACTGGAAGTTCTACCGCAGTGCCTTCAACTGTTACCCAAGCTACCAACAAGTCTACTGGCGTGACCATCAACGCATCTGTTGGTCAAATTGTTACTAACAACGCTGCTTTGACAGCTGCTTCTGAAGTTGCATTTGTCGTGACAAATAGCTTGGTTAGTGCTTATGATGTTCCAATAGTGGCATTAGCAAGCGGTGCAATTACGGCGGGGACGTATTTGCTTTCGGTGGCCGCTGTGGCCGCTGGGTCATTTACCGTGGTAATTTCAAATGCATCCGCAGGCAGCTTGTCTGAGGCGCTGACTTTGAATTTTGCTCTGATTCACGTTGCACAAGCGTAACAAAAAGGGGGCGTAAAAACCCCCCTTTTTTAACATGATCATCTACCTAATGCACCCCGTCCACGGGCGAAAAGTTGCCACTATGGAACTTGAAGCCGAGTACGATGAGAAAAACGGCTGGTCGCGGTACAATCCCGATACGCCTGTAGAGGCGGCTCCTGTCAATATGCTGGAAGTGGCTTTGCAAGCAAAGCGCAAATATACCCGTAGGACGATAACTGAAGGAGTCTAAACATGGCAACATACACCGCAGCAGACCAAATAAATCGGGCGCTTCGATTGCTTGGCATCTTAGCTGAAGGTGAAACGCCATCGGCAGCTACCTCGCAGGATGCTCTGGTTGCCCTGAACCAGATGATTGATTCGTGGAACACTGAACGTCTGTCGGTGTTCAGCACCCAAGATCAAATGTTTACTTGGACTGCTGGCTTTATCAACCGCACTCTTGGCCCAACAGGCGATTTTGTAGGTAACCGGCCTATCTTGCTGGATGACGCGACCTACTACCGTGACGCAAGCACCAACGTGTCTTTCGGTATCAAGTTCATCAATCAGCAACAGTACGATGGTATCGCTGTGAAGACGGTTACGTCTACTTACCCGCAAGTGCTGTTTATCAATATGACATATCCCGATATTGATATGTACATATACCCAAAACCGACACGAGATCTGGAATGGCACTTTATCAGCGTTGAGGAACTTACCCAACCTGCCACCTTGGCAACTGACATCTTGTTCCCTCCAGGCTACCTGCGTGCGTTTACCTACAACTTGGCGATGGAGTTTGCGCCAGAGTTTGGCGTAGAGCCAAGCCCACAAGTGCAGCGCATTGCTATGACCAGCAAGCGCAATCTCAAGCGCATCAACAACCCTGACGACATCATGTCCATGCCGTACTCGCTGGTGGCTACTCGTCAACGGTACAATATTTACGCCGGGAATTTTTAACAAATATAGTTGCTATGTTTGCCAGCAATAAATCCTTTTTTACCTTTGACCGCCCGCAAAAGCCCTTTGGCTTTGTAGGCGTCAATTGCGTGTTTCAGGTTTTGTTGATGTGTGAGCAATTCCAAGTTGTTCAATTGGTTATTGCTGCGATTAAGGTCTTTATGGTTAATTTCCAATCGACCTTCAATTGGCCCGTTAAACGCTTCCCACATCACCCGATGCACACTTCTACGGGTGTATTTGCCATCTCGACACAGGTCAACAACGTCATATCCTTTAATCAATCTGGGCTTAATGAGACGATAAGTTGCATCTCCTGCCCAAGTTTTACCCTGCTTGATAGAATGCGCCGTGGGTACGCTGGTGCCCAAAAACTCAGCAACTTGTTTAAGGGTCGCGCCGTGCTCAAACATTTTTTTGGCTTTGGGGACTTTGTTGGCGTCAAGCGTTTTGCCTCTGGCAGTACGGCGAACTTTACCGAAATCACTCACTTCGTACAGTGTCTCAAACTCAATAACAGGTTTCCACGTTTCCATGCTTTACCTCCGTTTAATGTTAATTGGAGTATATCATGAAAACCCCAATTCTTGGCTCATCATATGTTGCTCGCAGTATCAATGCTGCAGATAATCGCTGCGTCAATTTATTTCCAGAAGTTATTCCCGAGGGTGGCAAGACTGCTGGGTTCTTGAGTCGCGCTCCAGGTCTTAACTTTCTGCAAACTGTGGGCACCGGCCCCATTCGTGGGCTGTGGGCGCACCAGACCAACGGCACCGACTTCTACGTTGTCTCGGGCACTGAGGTTTACAAACTCACTGGGTTGACAGCTACACCTGTCAAGATTGGCGATGTGTCGGGCACCGGCCCTGTGTCAATTGCTGACAATGGCGCGGTGTTGTTTTTTGCTTGTGACGGGCCAAGCTACACCTACTATGAGCCAACCAATGATTTTGATGCAATCACAGATGTCAACTTCCCTGGTGCTGTGACCGTTGGCTATCTAGACAATCAATTTATTTTTAACGAACCTGACAGCCAGCGGCTGTGGTCTGTCGATACGGTCAACCCCGCAAATGGTGACTACATCTACCCGCTGGTGTTTAATCCTCTGTACTTTTCTAGTGCTGACGGTTCTCCAGATGGCGTGGTAGCAATCAACTGTGATCACCGGCAGCTTTGGGTGTTTGGCACTGATTCAACTGAAGTCTGGTACAACGCTGGCCTTGCAAACTTCCCTTTAACGCCCATCCAAGGCGCTTTCAATGAGGTTGGCTGTGTAGCCGCCTTCTCTGTCGCCAAGCTTGATAACACCCTGTTCTGGCTCGGTACAGACGCCCGTGGTCAAGGTATTGTCTACAAGGCCAATGGCTACGCCGCGCTTAGGGTTTCTACCCATGCGATTGAGTACGCGATTGCCCAGTACGGTAATCTGGCTGATGCACTGGCCTACACTTACCAGCAAGAAGGCCATGCCTTTTATGTGTTGACGTTTCCCAGTGCTAACGCGACATGGGTTTACGATGTGTCCACCCAAGCCTGGCATGAACGTGCAGGGTTTGACAATGGCGAGTTTGTGCGACACCGCAGCAACTGCCAATGCAACTTTGGTGGCAACACCGTTGTTGGCGACTTTGAGGACGGCAACATCTACACCTTTGATCTGGATGTGTACGCCGACAACGGAGAAACCCAAAAGTGGCTGCGCTCATGGCGTGCGTTGCCTACCGGCCAGAACAACCTCAAGCGCACCGCGCAGCACAGCCTGCAACTTGACTGCGAAACCGGCGTTGGCCTAAATAGCGGCCAAGGCTCTACGCCAGAAGCCATGCTGCGCTGGTCAGACGATGGAGGTCACACTTGGTCCAATGAGCATTGGCGTGAGATGGGCGCTATCGGCCAGTACGGCTACCGCACAATCTGGCGGCGGCTGGGCATGACTCAGAAGATTCGTGACCGTGTTTATGAAGTGTCTGGCACTGATCCTGTGAAGATTGCCATCATGGGCGCTGAGTTGTTGATTTCACCGACGAACGCATAATGGCTGCACCTGCTACACAAATCCCTGCGCCTCGGGTTCCTTTTTTGGACCCG